GCAAGAGGCCATGCAGGCTGGATTGTCAGCCGCGCCACAAGCGGCAGACGCCGCCCTTAAAGTCGCGCAAATATCTGAAATGGGCCAGCTAGGGCCGTCGCAGGGGTAAATGAGCAAACCACAACAGAACAAAGTTCAAGCTGAAATCATGCAGGCGTATAGAGACGTTTTTCTCCACACGCCACAGGGCGAAATCATTTTTAAAGATATGCTTAAAGTTTCGGGCCTGTATCAGATGTCAGGATTCCGAGAAAGCGCCGAGCTTCAACACATGGAGGGCGGCAGAGACATGGTGCGCCGGATTATTACGATCCTCGCATTAGATGAAAACCAAATAACCAAACTTGCAATAGGAGAAACGATTAATGCCGAATGATCTAGACGGGTCCGTACTCGATGCGGGTAACCCAGAAGACGCCGCCGGGTCAACCCCCGCTTCTTGGAACGAAGGTTATGACGACCTTGTCACTGCAAAGGGCTGGAGCGGCCCAAGTGACGTTTTAGAAAGCTACGTGAATTTAGAAAAGGCCGTTGGTGCCGACAAAGTTGTCTTGCCTACCGCCGACACTGATTTACGCGAGTGGGACGGCTGGGCTAAACTTGGCACTCCTGATGAAGCTTCGGCGTATGAGCTAAACGCTCCCGAAGGTTCTGAGAATTATGATCAAGGCCTATCTGATTGGTTCCGCGAAGTTGCTTACGAAAACAAGATGCCTGCATCGATGGCACAGGCCATGCACGACAAGTTTGTTGAGCGTATGGGCCAAGGCCAAGTCAATCAATCTGAGTCAATAGACCAGCAAAATGAGCAATGGCATAGCGAACTACAAGGCAAGTTTGGCACCGCTTTTGATGAGCGCGTCGCCGCCGCTAACTCGGCAGTGCGAGAATTTGGCGGTGAAGAGTTACGCGATGTATTAAACCAAGCTAACCTTGGAATGAACCCTGTTATCATCAACGCTTTATCCAAAATTGGCGTAGCACTTGGCAAGGGTCCACAGTTTAAAGACAGCGAAAGCGCGGGGCAATTCGGCACGACGCCGGACATGGCTAAAGAACAAATTGCCGAAATCCGGTCTAACCCCGGATTAATGGACGCTTCGCATCCAGAGCATAAAGTCCTCAACCAAAAGTTGACGCGACTCACAGAATTGGCTTACGGGACTGAACTCGCAAGCTAAACCAGATAACCCAAACGGGTCTGGGCAAGACGGCGGGATAGACCGCGCAGGGTCCGAAACCGGGCAACCCTTTAACCATCTTTATTTTTAACCAACGCAAAAGGAGAATTGATTATGTCAATTCAAATTACTACGGCGTTCGTTGAGCAGTATAAAGGTAACGTCGAACACCTTGTTCAGCAAAAGGGCTCCCGCCTACGTGACTGCGTCTCTATTGAGACAGTCACTGGTGAAAACGCTTTTTTTGAACAGATCGGTTCGGTTGCCGCTGTGGAACGCCAATCTCGCCACGAAGACACAGTCAGGATTGACACCCCTCACTCCCGTCGTCGTGTTTCTCTCGCCGATTATGTCTTCGCTGACCTCATTGAAGATGAAGACCGCATTCGGATGTTAATTGATCCGACAGGTGAATATGCAAAAGCTTGCGCCAATGCAATGGGTCGTTCTATGGACGACGTAATTATTGCGGCGGCTGACGGTACTGCTCAAACGGGCAAGACTGGAAGTGCGTCAACTGACTATCTTGCGTCAATGACTGTTGACGTTCAAGTTGGTATTAGCCCTGCGGCTGACACTGGTTTGAATGTCGGCAAACTTCGTGCGGCAAAAAAGAACCTTGACGCAAACGAGGCTGACGATAATGACCGAGTTATGGTTATTAACGCTATGCAACTTCAAAACTTGTTGGCTGAAACTGAAATTACTTCTTCTGATTTTAACACCGTTAAGGCGTTAGTAGCTGGTGAAGTAAATTCATTTATGGGTTTTCAAATCAAGCGCACCGAGCGCATTGGCGTGGATTCAAATGCTGACGACAAAGTTTTATACTGGCAAAAGTCAGGCATGAAACTAGCTGTAGGAAAAGAGCCTACCGTTAAAATCACCGAGCGTGCAGATAAAAACTACGCGACTCAAGTTTACACATCGATGTCCATTGGTGCTACCCGCATGCAAGAAGAGCTTGTCGGGTACATCGAATGTCATCCAAGTTAAGGAGGACTTGAAATGGCTGTAACTGTACAAAAATCTGTTGAGCTTACCAACGCTGATGCAACACCAATTGTAAAAGCAAATACAACGGAAATGCACGGCGTTATAAGAATTGCTTTTTTTACTCACGCTCAAGCTGGCGTAGGTGACACGGGCAGTTCAATTGGTCTTTGCCGTCTTCCGGCAGGCCGGGTCAGGCTTCTGGCGTCAATGTCAAAGGCATATGTTAATTGGACGACAAGTTCAGCAACATTAGACCTTGGTTGGGACGCTTACACAAACACGGCTGGGGCAACTGTCGCGGCTGACGCAGATGGGTTAGTAGACGGACTAGCTGTAGACACGGTTGGTTTCCAAACATTTGAAGGAGCCATTGCGGCAAACCTTTTAATGGGCGGTGCTTACGTTTTTGACTCACAAGATGGCGTCGTAATTCGTGCGACGGCAACGGACAATGCTCAAGTGGCAGGCGACGATCTTGTCGGCTACTTAGCGTATGTCGTTGATTAAATTGATTGGGGGGCTTCGGTCCCCCTTTCTTTTTTTTAGGAAATAAAATGGCAACAACTTTTGTTGAAATTGCAAATCGTGCGATTACGTTTTTAGGTGCGGCTCCAATTACGTCTTTGGAAGATGACACCAAAGAAGGTCGTGCGGTCAAAAGATTGTTTGAGCAAACACGCGACCAGCTTTTGCGAGATCATTCGTGGAACTTTGCAATTAAAAGAATAAGCCTTGCCGCGAACACGACTTCGCCTGTTTTTGAATACGCGAATGCTTTTGATTTCCCCAACAACACTTTACGAATCATTGAAGTAAACACGACCGAAAAGTATGTCGTCGAAGGCCAGCAAATAGTCACTAATGCTTCAGCGCCTCTTCAAATCGTATACGTTGAACGTGTTACAGACCCAAATCTTTTTGATACAAAATTTATTGAGGCATACAGCCTTCGCCTTGCCGCTGACATTGCTTACGACATAACGGCATCGCAAACCGTCGCCGCAACGGCTGAACAGAAATTTGCGGCAATGTTAAAAGAAGCCCGGTTAATTGACTCACAAGAATCGCTCTCGGCTCTTGAGGAAACGTGGTTAAGTGTGAGAGTATAGATGTCCCGCGTTTCAATAATTAGCACAAACTTTACCGCTGGAGAATTATCACCAGCATTGTTTGGCCGTGTAGATATTGCGAAATACAACAATGGCGCGGAGACACTAGAAAACTTTATGGTAATGCCGCATGGCGGTATTTCTCGGCGACCCGGCACCCGATTTGTCAAAGAAGTCAAATCATCGGCGGCGAAAACACGGCTAATCCCATTTGAATTTTCGACGACACAAGCCTACTGCATTGAACTTGGAAATCTGTACGCTCGTTTTTACAAAGAGCAAGGTGCAATTTTAGAGGCCAACAAGACAATCTCTGGTGCTACCAAAGCTAATCCGTGCGTCATTACCGCGACAAGCCACGGATATTCAAACGGCGATGAAATTTATATTAGCAGCGTCGTCGGCATGACCGAGCTAAACGGCAAATATTATAAGATTAAAAACAAGGCAACGAACACGTTTGAGCTAACTGATATTGACGACGATAATATTAACTCTAGCGGCTTTACAACGTATGGTTCGGCGGGGACGGCGGCGCGGGTTTACACGATAGCCACAACGTTTGAGACTGCCGATTTGTTCGACATCCAATTTGCTCAATCGGCAGACGTTCTTTATCTTGCTCACCCAAGCTATGCACCAAAAAAGATTTCGCGGAGCGCGCACACAACGTGGACAATCGAAGACGTTGTCTATACAGACGGGCCATATCAAGACGAAAATTTGACGACGACGACACTTACTCCAAATGCGACGACAGGATCAGCTAAAACAATAACGGCTTCGGCCATTACAGGCATTAATGGCGGGGCTGGATTCGCGGCAACGGACGTCGGGCGGCTAATCTCCATTGGTCACCAAGCTGCCGCTTGGGAGGCGTCTACGAGCTACGCGGTTGGCGTTGTCAAACGCAACTCCGGCAATGTCTATGAGTGCATAAAAGCTGGGACATCGGCCGGGTCAGGTGGGCCATCTGGCGAAGGCGATGAGATTGTTGACAACAACGTAACATGGAAGTTTTTGCGCGATGGCGGTATTCAGTGGGGGTACGCCACAGTCACTGGCTTTACAAATACCACGGTTGTCGTTGTCACCGTAAATGCCACATTTGGTGGCACATCTGGCGAAACGAAATGGCGCTTGGGTGCATGGTCGGGAACGTCCGGTTATCCCGCCGCTGTCGCCTTTTACGAACAACGGCTATTCTGGGCTGGATCAACCGAGCAACCGCAAACATTGTGGGGATCGAAATCCGGCGACTATGAGAACCATACGCCCGGCACACTAG